AATTGCAGTTGCCTATATAGTATATTTACTATTGTGCTTAAAAGATCCAGCCACATATTACGGAAAGCCTCCAGGGGATAGCATTGATATTATTAACATTGCTATTAACTCACAACAGGCAAGCAACGTATTCTTTAAGGGATTTAAAACACGCATTGATAAATCCCCTTGGTTTGCTGGTAAATACACAGATAAGGCTTCAGAAGTTAAGTTTGATAAGGCAATAACAGTACACTCTGGTCACTCTGAGCGTGAAGCGTGGGAAGGGTATAACGTTATCGTTGTTATCCTTGATGAGATTTCAGGCTTTGCAATTGAAAACACAACAGGCCACGATCAAGCAAAAACAGGTGCGGCTATATATGATATGTATCGTGCATCAGTAGACTCTCGTTTCCCAGACTTTGGCAAGGTAATCCTTCTATCGTTCCCTAGATATAAGAACGACTACATTCAACAGAGATATAACGCTGTTGTAGCAGAGGTAGAGACGGTAGTCCGTGATCACAAGTTTAAGATGGATGAAGAACTTCCAGACGGAACAGTGGGTAATGAGTTTGAGATCCAATGGGAAGAAGACCATATAGTCTCATACAAGATACCAAAGGTTTATGCATTAAGAAGACCAACGTGGGAAGTCAACCCAGTAAGAAAGATTGATGATTTTAAGGTTGCTTTCTTTACAAATCCTCTGGATGCGTTATCACGCTTTGCTTGTATGCCACCTGATGCTGTTGATGCATTCTTTAAATCAAAAGAAAAGGTTGAGAAGGCATTTAATAAAGCACACCTAGCTGTAGATAACTTCGGTAGATTAGAAGAATGGTTCTTGCCAGATCCAGACAAAGAATATTTTATACACGTTGACCTTGCTCAAAAGCATGACCATTGTGCAGTTGCAATGGCACACGTCAATAGATGGGTTAACGTAAAAGTAACAGACACCTATTCACAGCCAGCCCCTATTGTTGAGATAGACGCTGTTAGATTCTGGACACCAACAAAAGATAAGTCTGTAGATTTTACTGAGGTAAAAGATTACATTCTTTCATTAAAGACACGAGGATTTAAGATCCGTGTATGTACCTTTGACAGATGGAATTCCCATGATATGATGCAACAACTAAAACAATACGGCATCAATACAGAGATTCTATCTGTCGCTAAAAAACACTATGATGATATGGCAATGGTTGTTGCCGAGGAAAGAGTAGTTGGACCGCATATCCCATTGCTAATTGATGAACTATTGCAATTAAGAATTATGAGAGATCGAGTAGACCACCCAAGAAAAGGATCTAAGGACTTGGCGGATGCTGTATGTGGAGCAATATACAACTCAATAAGTAGAAGCAAGTTTGATACAAATGAGGAAGTAAACATTCATACCTACGAATCAATGAGCTATGACAATGATTTTGGAAAAGAGGCAGACGGAGAAACAAGTTCCTACAATATGATTAGGGCTCCGAGAATGCCAGAAAACTTAAAAGACGCAATGGACAGGATGCAAATAATATGAGTACGTATCAAGAAAAAGCAAAAGAATGTAAATGCTGTGGCAAGCATGTTCCACTTCCTACAGTATTAAAAGAATACAACGGAGTAGTTCTTTGTCCAACTACATTCTCTAATGTAATTGAATATAAAAGAATATGGAAACTCGCTGGTCACAGGCCAATGGGCAATATAAGAAAACATTTTTCAGAGTATGTACAGCAAATAGTAGAAGAAACTATTGACAAAAATGAAGATGGCACGTTATAATATACTTCTAAGCAACAATAGCTTAGTTGGTTAAAGCCCCGAACTCATAATTCGGTAATCGTAGGTTCAAGTCCTACTTGTTGCACAAGGAGATTAAGTGAACGAAGAAGAGAATAATGATCATAAACTAGCCTACTACCTAGAAATTGGTGCAGTAAGTTTAGAGGGTATGGATGAAAGCGGAGAGATGATATATTCGATTAGCGAAAATGCAAAAGAGTTAGCTCCAGAACTTTGGCAATCACACCTAGATTATGTTGATAAGTCTATTCTTGAGTTGTATGAGTTGGGCCTAGTAGAAATTGAATATGATGAAAACCTTCAAGCCACAATCCATATGAGCCCTGAAGGCAAAAAGATTGCAAGAGAAAAGGGATTAATCGAAATGGATCTTAACCCCGATATTCCAAATGATTAGTCTATGCCTTCGTAGCTCAGGGGATAGAGCGAGACTCTTCTAAGGTCTGCGTCGCAGGTTCGATTCCTGCCGAGGGCACAGGAAGTCCTTATAGCCCAGCGGTAGAGGCGGTAGACTTAAAATCTATACAGCGTTGGTTCGAATCCAACTAGGGACACGTAACATGCGGATGTTGCATATTGGTAGTGCCTCTGCCTTCCAAGCAGAAGGGGTGAGTTCGATTCTCATCATCCGCTCAAATAAAAAAATGCTATACTATAATCAAGTCAACTACAATAAGGAGAAATAAAATGGCAGAAACAACACACCCGCTAGCTGCAAAAGTTGTAGCAGCAGCAAAGAAGTATGCTGATGAAGGATACTCAGAAGGACCAAACAACGATACAGTTTTTGGAAAAAGATACGGAATGAATCACCAACCTTGGTGTGCAATGTTCGTTTCAGGATGCTTTGATGACGCAGGACTAGTTCACCTAGTTGCCGCTTCAACAAAGAAAGGTTTTGCATCATGCGATGCTGGAGCACAGTGGTTTGCAAAGAACAAGAGAATTGTTCCAATCGGTCAAGCACAAGCAGGAGATGTAGTATTCTTTAACTTTGACAAGACACCAACAGATACAGAGCACGTTGGAATTGTTGTAAAGAATGACGGAAAGAATTTGCACTGCTACGAAGGAAACACTTCAGGTAATGCAAAGGGATCACAGGCAAACGGAGATGGCGTATTCCTTAAGAAGAGAGCCTACAGCCTAGTAATGTCAGTTGCTCGTCCAGATTGGGATGCACCAGCACCAAAGGCTGCACCTGCTAAGAAGGCGGCCCCTGTAAAGAAGGCGGCAGTAAAGAAGAAGTAATGTACGAGTATTATGTTAGAAAAGTAGAAGGCGTAGTCGATGGGGATACAATTGATGTCCTCATCGATCTAGGCTTTGATATATTGTTTGCGTCTAGAGTAAGACTGGCTGGAATTGATACTCCAGAATCTAGAACAAAAGACCTTGCTGAAAAGAAGCTGGGGCTTGAGGCAAAAGAGTATCTTAAGTATAAGCTAAAGGATGCTAAGTCGGTAAAGATTAAAACTGAAAAGATGGATTCCTCAGAAAAGTACGGGAGAATCCTTGGGTGGATCTTTATTGATGATCAAGCAGTATCTATTAATGAACAAATGATTGCCGATGGATATGCCTGGGGATACCTAGGGGATACCAAGGTAAAGGACTTTGAAGCGCTTGCTAAGGTAAGGGCTAAGAAGAAGTAGGCCATTGATTTTTGCTATTATACAATGTTAGCCTATATTTAACCCAGGGTTTCCATTAAACCTGCCACCTATGTATTTTTAAAAGATATACTGTTAATACTATGAGAAATAAATCTATAGTCGTAACTCTAGCATTGGTTGCTAGTATCTTTACATCACATCCCGCCACTGCATCAGAAGATGTAGTTGGAGCAGGATCATCATTTATATCAAACTACCTTGACGCATGCAGAATTAGTTATGCCAAGGCAACTGGAAATACCATCACATATTCTTCATTAGGTTCTGGCGCTGGTAGATCACAATTAAATAACAAGATTATCGACTTTGCTGGAACAGACACTCCCTATAACCCAGGAGAGGCAAAGCCATCTGGGATAGTCTATGTTCCTTTTATTGCTGGACCAATTGGAGTCATCTACAGACTTGATGGATATTCAAAGCCTATACAGCTCAAAAAAGAAACACTAGCAAACATCTTTGCAGGAAAGATCACAAAGTGGAATCATAAATCAATTATTGCAGACAACACAATTAAGGGTGTTAAGCCAAAGATTCCCGCAACGGCCATTAGAATTGCTTATCGTGCAGACGGATCTGGAACAAGCCAGATATTCACAGAGTACTTAAATGCAGTAGCTCCAAAAATTTGGACTAAGGCAGGTAATAAAGACTTTAAGAGTGCTTATCCTGGAACACTATCTTTTAGTTCTCAGGCAGGGTCAGGATCTCACGGAGTTGTAATGATAGCTCGTCAAATGAACGGCGTAATAACATACGCAGAATCTTCATTTGCAGGTGGGCTAAAGCTTGCTCTAGTTGAAAATGGTGCTGGTAAATTTACTGCCCCTACTTCAAAAGCAGCATCTCAGTTCCTTAGTGATTTTGAGCCATTAGCCAATGGACTCATAAAGGCAAACTATAATAATAAAAACCCTTTGGCATATAACGTATCAGCATTCAGCTATATCGTTGCATTTAAGGAAAGCACACCAAAAAATGATGCAGTCAGAGAGTTTCTATCTTTTTCTGTAAATAAGTGTAATAAAGAGGCTGTGGCTACTGGATACTCTCCCTTAGTTGGACCAGTTCTTGCTATTGCCAAGTCTAAAATAGCCGAAGTTTCTTCTGGCGAATAAATAAAATATTTGATATAATAGTGTACGGGTCGTCTAATAAGAGGCCCGTACATTAATTTATTCGCTTGAAAGGGGAATAACATGGTTAACACTACATTCACACTGGATCTTTTTAAGGATCCATTTTTTATTGGTTGGGATCGCCAATTCAGAGATCTCGAAAAGGTAATGCATAATTCAACAAACTATCCGCCATATAACTTGGTAGAGGTTAGTGAAGATACTTATATGATTGAGCTTGCTTTGGCGGGATTCAAGAAAGAAGACATTGCTATTGAACAAGAAAAAAATGTATTAACAATTAAGGGTTCATCAGCGGAAGATTCTAATAAGTATATTCATAAGGGAATTGGTGCAAGAGACTTTACTAGAACATTCTCTCTATCTGAGTATATGGTTGTAGCAGGAGTTACAATGGAAAACGGAGTACTTCGTGTACTTGTAATTAGGGATGTGCCAGAAGAGGCAAAGCCTAAGAAGTTTGACATCTTAGACTCATTTACACCAGATGAAGTAGTAACTGCACCTAGTGCAAATAAGAGAAAGAAATAGTATAATTGAACTCTGCACCCCTTCATCGGGGAGTCGCAGATAGCGGGCCGTTACCCGCAGGATGGACCTGAGCATGTCCTCAAACTGCTCATTAACATTTAAGGGATAGGTAATGCCAGTATACGAATACAAATGCTCATATGATGATGCACATGCAACAATGTCAGTTCATAGATCAATAACAGAGAATGATCCAGGATACACTTGCGTTGAATGTGAGTCGCAAATGACAAGACACTTCACGCCATTTGGTATACAGTTTAAGGGTAATGGTTTTTATAAAACAGATAATCCTAAGTAATTTAAACTAACACTCTGCTATAATTACTAAGTAAGCAAAAATATTGCATTACTTTGGAGAGCCTTAGTTGACTAGAAAGATTAAGTACTTTTTAACCAGCCTTTTTGTAATCGGCTGGCTTTTCCTTTTTAGTCCTAATTTTGCCAATGCTAATGAGCCTCCTGCTCCTGCAGAACAAGTTGTAGTAAGCCCTGCACAACAAGCAGTAAACACAGCAATTGCAACAGCAACAACAGAAGTAGCACAGGCAGCGCAAGCTTCAGATACAGCAACAGTAACAATAGCCACGGCAGTCCAAGCAGTAACAGCATCTAACACATCCGTAGCTGAGGCAAACACTGCGGTGACTGCAGCAACTACTGCGGTAGCAGAAGTTTCAAATGTATCCACAGCCGTAGAAACTGCAACATCAGTTGTTCAAACAATTACTTCAACAGTAGCGGAAGTCACACAAGCCGTAGCCGCAATACCAGTAACAGCCACAACCCAAACACCAGAGGTTGTAGCGGCGCAAACAGTAGTAACGCAAGCCGTTGCTACGGTAGATTCTGCAGTAGCCACGGTAATAGCAACAGCAACCCCATTAATGACTGAGACTCCAACCACGGTTGCACAAGTAGCCACAGCAATTGCAACAGAAGTTGCCCAATCAGAGACAGCCACAGTTTTAGTTCAATCAGCACAGACAGCAATAGATACGGCTACTGCAACAGTTGCTACAGCAACTACAGCGGTGGCAGCAGTAACACCTGCACGGACAGAGGCTCAAACACAATTAACTCAAGCAAACGTAGCAATTAATAATGCCCAAGATGCGGTCAACGCTTTAGCAGCAACCATCGGCACCACAACAAATGTTTTATCTAATATAGATGACGCTGGTGTACGAATGAACCTTCCATTTAATTTACAAATGGGTGGCGTTACATACAACAATGTTTATGTTGGATCTAACGCAACAATAACTTTTGGGGTAAATGAAGGTGGAAACTACTACAGTACGCCAAATGCCCCTTCTATCTCTATAGCTGGATACGACTGGACCACTTGGAGTAACGGATCTGGAATCACATATTCAACAACTACAAACACCCTTAGCGTTGCTTGGGATCTTAGAGTTTATCCTCTGACCACTGCCGAGACGCAGATGACTCAGGTTAGATTTAATGCAGACGTAAACCCAACAGATGGCGCATGGCAAGCAGATGTAAGTGTCACTGGCCCTATCCCAAATGGGGCTAGGTTTAATGTAAGAGAGACAACTGGCGGCGTAGTAACAGATATTACTAACACAGAAACTGCTACTGCAGGCTTTACTGGAACGATAAGTCAAGGCGCTGCATTTACACCTACCCCTGATCCAGACAATGCAACAGTATTGGCAGCAATTGATACAGCAAATGCACAAATTGCTGCATTAAACTCAGCAGTTACAGAGATTGTTGCAACAAATACAGCAAATACAAATACAGTTATTGCACCAATAGCGACTGTCTCGCAAAATACAATTACATCATTAAATAATGCAAGCACGGATTTAACCAATAAGGTAGAAGCAATTGCAACTGTTTCTGTGGCCGTAGAAAAGGTTACTACTGCACCTACAATAGTAGCAGCAGCACAAACAGTAATTGATGCAATTCCTGCACCAGCTCCAGAACCAGCCCCTACTCCACCTGCACCAGCTCCAGAACCTGTACAACCTGAGCCAGTTGCCCCACCAGTTGTTGAACCACCTGCAGAAGAACCACCTGCAGA